TTACCACTGTCTGTACTTCTGCAGAAAGTTCCGGTCCGCGCCATCTTGTGGCATTCCATCTCGTCTTTCCCTCAAGTAGCGGTCGCGCATTCGTGGCTGACCGCTGTTGTACTGGGAATAAGCCTGTTGAGCATGGTCCTCTGCCGTAGCTCCAGGACCCTGTTCCAATTCCGCCAGCCTGTAGGCTGGAGCCAAAAGAGCGACCCCGGCACGCGCGTTAGCCTTCCAATCCGTCTTGACGTCTTCGGCAATCTTGAATGGATGTCCGTGGGCATCCCTCACTGGACCGTGGTTGATGTTGGAACTGTTTACCTGCATCACTCCGTAGTCGGTGCTTCTGATGATCGGGTCTCCGTGCTTGTCATGACGGGGATGACCGTGTCTGTCGTGCGCGTAATTGGGGCTCACGAGGTCCGCCTGAAAACTGCTCTCCGCATCGGCTATAGCATACACCAGTTTGCGCGGCAGGCGATATTCATCTGCTAACTCGCCTAGATAGTTAAGAATCTCCTGGCGGTTTGGCGCAGCAGGGGGCGCCTGGTGTGCGGGCGACTTCTGCCCAAGCAGCAGATACGGAGATTCGGCTGCAGTCTCGCGAACGGCGCTCGGCGACTCGTGGTCCGCACGGTGATGAAGACCGGCCCGAAAGATATCACCTAGTGATTTCATGTTTGTTTTCCCTGGATTGGTGCAAATGTTGTGCCTAAACGTTTGCAATACGGCGTCCACTCGTCATCGCGTACCCAGCCGAGCCTCTTCAGGCGCCGCCCAAACTTCGCCGCGATTTCCGGCGGCAGCCACGCGTGTACGTCTTCCAGTCCGCGCTCCCAAGCTTGGCTGCGTGCCGCCTCGTGCAGCCCCAGCAGCCATTGCCAACGTTCTTTTGGCGTGCCGCGTTGCGGATCGAGCAGCAAATACGCCTCGGCCGTCAGCCGGAGCAGGGCAGCGCCCGCAATTCCCTTCCCTTCGGCCGCATCCGTTTCGTCGCCGGCCAGCACCAGCTTGGTCAGGAACAGCGGATTGCGCAGGTCGGGAAAATCGTACGGGAACCCTTGCGCCGCATGGATCGCCTGCAGCGCCTCCAAATCTCCCTCGTCATACTCCCGTATCCGCAAGGTTATCCCCGCAGGGGTCGAGCACGGCTCGACCCCATCTCGGCAAATCGCTCACGACTCTGCCATCCCGCCTGCCCTGAGCCTCGAAGGGACCGGAGGCCCGCGCCTTTTGCGGCCACGCCATAACTGTCATCCCGACCGAAGCAACGGCGTCTTTTGCCGTTGCGCAGTGGAGGGATCGAGGCTTAATCGCTCGCCTTCCTGCCGCCCTCTAAATCGTCACAGTCACGGTAATCGTCGCGTTATCCGTCTGCGCCAGGGTCACCTGCGGCGTTCTTCCCTGCAGCGTGGTCAGCACGTTCGCGACGTTCTGCCCATCGCTCGGATCGTTCAAATCAAACGTAAAGTTGGCGGACAGCGTCACCGTATCGCCTGGACTAAAATCCCAAGTGGCAGTGTGGATGGTATTGGGCATGGCAGCTCCTTCGTCCTTTGGAGTTTATGTCATCTCACAAATGGTTCCGGGAGGGCACGGCTTCAGCCGTGCCGAAAAGTTCTCAAAACTCGAGGGCTTTAGCCGCTGAGGTCAACAGCGCAGGCCGTCGCGGGCTTATAGAATCGTCTGCTTCACAATCCGCGCGCCCGTTGGCGTCCCAAATCCATTTCCACCGCGCAACAGGCCGTTCGGGAGGGTGCCGCTTCCGCTCGAGGGCAGCGGAGCAGGCCCGCTGGCGCCTCCGCCCGCCACGGCGATCGGGGGCGTGCCAAAGCTCACCGGGGCCGAGGGCTGCGAGCCGATGTACTGCGAGTACGCGCGCCAATACAGCGTCTGATTCCCCAGTTGCAGATACAAGTTTCGCGCCGCTCCCAGGAAATGCACGCGTGGCGCGGAAAACGCCGGCGTCACATCCGACTCCGCGAAATAAAAGAGTCCGGGCCGCGACGCTCCCGGATCGGTGATGGCCAGGTCAAACCATCCATTTGACGCTTGCACCTGCAGCGAAGCGATGGGCGCGGGCGCCGGCGAGGGCGTCGACGGGTCCACACCCGCGTTCTGGCTCGTCGCGTTCACCGCCGACACAATCTTCGTCAGCGTCTCGTACAAATACGGGTCGCGGTCTTTCAGCGGTGCCAGTTGCGCAACCGTCAGCACGAAATCTCCCCCATCTTTTCGCCAGCCATGTATAAAGGAGTTAAGGTCGCTTTCATGAAACTCTTCCGGGTCTTCCTGACACTTTCACTTGCTGCTCCCTGCCTCGCTCCGATTCCGCTCCTTGGACAAAACACCAACGCGCAGGCCCCATCTGCCCAGGCGAGTTCAACCTCGGCTTCCACCGCAACTCCAGCGCGGCAGGATGACGCCGCAGCTGGAGCCGCGGAGCGCAAGAGACGCTTCGATGAAGACAAAGCCGTCCTCGAGAGCGCCGCTGCCAAGCCGCAGTCGCAAACTTCACCTGACGCCAACGGCCCTGCGCCGGAACCCTGTAAAGCTTCCGAAGGCGACCTCCTGATCTCCCCCATTTTCGTCAACATGTTCGCTGGCGACACCCACAGCTTCAGCCTCTTCGATTTCGCCGGCCGCAAGCTTACTTACCTGGCGGACTGGTCGATCGATGATTCTTACGTCGCCGACTTGACCATCGAAGACAGCATTCCCGTGCTCAAGGGCAAGCACACCGGCAGGGTGCGTCTCATAGCCCGTGTGGACTCGCATTCCGGCGAAGCGAACATAAACGTGTTCACTCATGAAGATTTGAAGTCGGGCATCGTCACCGCCGAATGGTTAGCTCCGCCAGTTCCCTGCATCAAGCGCGTCGGGACTGTCCAACGCGTGGACTCTACCCCCATGCCGGCCCCTTGTAGCGCATCTGAAATCGAACTCGCGATCGCCCCCCAGTTCGCCGGCATCTTCGTTGGCCGAACTCAGCCCTTCAGGCTTTTCGATGCCGGAGGACATGATCTCGCTTCACAGGCGGACTGGTCGGTCGACGATTCTCAGGTCGCCGACTTGACCATCCAAGACGGCATTCCGGTGCTCACCGGCAAGGAAACCGGCACGGTCCGCGTCACCGCTCGTCTGGACTCCCGTTCCAGAGAAGCCATCATTGAGGTGGTCACCCTCAAAGACTGGAATTCCGGCGCCGCCCACTTTTCCACTCGGCCAGTTCCCTGCTCCAGGTCCCTGGGAACCTTCCGGCCTATGCCTCCTGAGGCTCGCCGTTCTCGCTCTCCCGAAGCCGGCAAGCCCACTTCGCCACAGCAGTAAGTGAAGCGGGCCCGTGAGTGGCTCGGCCTGTTCTTACGCGCTGATCGTCGCTTCTGAATTACTGATTACTTTCAACTTATTATTTAAAACTAATTCACCCCCCGCACCGGCGCCCACGGATCCACCCGCACGCTCGGGATAAACCGCTGCAGCTTAAACCATGCCCCGGCCTGGTTCGTGCTCACCTGAAACGCCACGCGTTCTCCCAGCACATTGATCGGCAACTCCAGGTCCTTCTGCGCCGGCGAACTCAGCGGCAAGGGCTGTTGCGCCTGCGCCACGCTCGAGGAATCTGTGAAGCTCGTCAGTCCCAAGTTCCCCGCCCCTTCCACGTACATGCTCAGATAGCTGAACAGTTTTCTGTGCGCGCCCAAGCCCAGCGAACTTTCCACCGCGCGCTCCGGAAAATAGTGCGTGGTGTAGTAGCTCGGAATTGCCGTGCCATCGTCGGAATACTGCGTGTCACTTAGCTGATAAATCTTCCCGGTCGCTCCGCCGCCGCCCACGCCGGGATTCCCGCTGCCGAAGGCGGCCAGCGCCGTGCCGTTCGTGCGTTCAATCAGGGCGCAGCAATTGGCCCCGATGGACCACGGCGACCATTTCCGCGCGCTATCCGTCGCCGCTTTTCTTCCCGTGTAGGTGATGTTCACCGGGGGCCGCGAGGCCAGGTCGCTGGCCGAATCCAAGTCATGATAATCGAGCATCAGCACGCGATTGGGCGAGGTCGCGCTGCCAAACGGCGCGCCAACCAGGATGCGCCGCTGTTGCGTATCCACCGTCACCCACAACGTCTGCGCGTACTGCCAGTTGATCTGGTTCCACGTCGGCTGAATTTCCTGCGATATTTTCACTGGTTCGCCGCCGGAAAACAGGTACAACCCCGTGCGGTGCGCAATCACCACCCAATCTTCACCGAAGCCGACTCCGCGCACCGAGGGCGTGCCCACGCCGCGCGACACTTCCGCGATCGACCATAGTGCCGGCTCATTCGTTCCATCGTCTTGCGTCACGTACAGCGAATGTTCCTTCACAAAATACAGCCGCTCGCGCAATTTGAACGCCGACCGGATGGCTTGCCCGTTGTTCTCCGCCACGCTCAGCATGCCATCCAGCCCGTCGTAGCTCTCCGGATCTTCCACGCGGCTTGCGCGCACCAGCGAAGCATTCACGGGCTGCGCAGCCGGGAAAATCTCTATCGCATCGATGTAGAACTGCCCGTTCTGATTCGGCGTGCCGTCCGCATACACGCGCAGCACCAAATCGCCAGGAATCGCCGTGAGCGGCGCTGTCAGTTGCGCGCTGTATTCCACGTATCCCGTTGTCAATTGCGTCGCGGTCAGTTGCAGCCCGGTTGTGTTGATTCCCCCGCTGCCGCTGTAGAGATGCACGTGCAGCGTCCCTTGCGTCAGCGAAGCATTGCGCGCGCACCGCGCCCGCACGGTGTAACTTGTATTCGCCTGAATCAGCGGCGCCCCCAGCGAATCCTGCACCGCGCCCTGCGTCATCAGCCCTCGCGTAGCCGTCGTGCCGTTCCCCACGATCGAATACGCCGCGCCCCACACGACAAAACTCTCTTCATCAGTGCCGCCGGCCGCAAACGTTCCGTCGGGCGTCCAGCCCAGCGGGTAGTGCGGCAGGGACGGACCCGTGAATCCGCCGTCGAATCCCAGGTTCACCCAGTTGTCCATCTTGTTGCGTTCGCCCCACCAGAAGAGCCGCTCCGAATAGTCAATCACGCCGGCGCAGTCGCTCAGCTCAATCAGGCGAAAGAGGTTGTCCACATTGCTTCCCGCCAGCAGGATGGCGTCGGAAAAATCCACCACCGCGGTCGTCGTGGTGTTATCGCTGATCACCATGTTCCCGCTAAACAACGTTCCGCCTCCCCCCACATAGAAGAAACTCGCGCCGCCCGCTCCCGTGAAGCACAAAATGCGCGCGACCACGTTGCTTGGCCCCGTCGGGATATTTGTGACCACGGCGCGTTTCCCGCCGCTCGCCGTCCAGCTCGTCGCCGGCCCCGGCTTTGTCAAATAGCCCTGGCGCGTTCGGAAGATCACGCTCACTTGGTGCACGCCCGTGGCAATATTCCCAGCCGCGGCCGCCGTGCCTCCGCCGGATGCCCCAAGGCCGCCGGTTGCGGCGTTATAGGTGAAGTGCGTCGAATCCGGCACGCTGGCGACCGCAAATGTGCCGTTGTACCCGCCCACGCCCACGCCGGCTATCGTCACAAGCTGTCCCACGGACAGGCCATGTGCCGCACTCGTTTGCATCGTGACCGATGCGGAAGCCGCCGTGCCGCCGCCGGAATTTGTCAGCCCCGCACCGCCCGCAATGTACGTGAATTGCGTCGTACTTGGGACGGACACCACCGCAAACGTGCCGTTGTAACCCGCCACGCCCACGCCCGCCACCGTGACGCTTTGGCCCGCCGACAATCCGTGCGCCGCGCTCGTCGTAATGGTTACCAGGTAGCCGTTTTGCGCCGCGCCATTCGGACTCGCCACGATCGCCACCGCAGCTGGCTGCGTCGCTCCGTTAGGGCTGGCCACGATGCCCACAATTACGTTTTCATCCACCACCGTTGGCCCGGCGCCTGGTCCGCCCTGGCTCACGCGGTCGAAATTCGTGTCGTCGTACTGCCGCGGCAGATCATTGCCCGTCATCCCATCGCTGACCGCCAGATATTCCCTGCCGAACAATGTTGTCGAATTGGCGTATGCGTTCGCCGCCAGGCCGCTGGCAAACTGTGTCAGCGTTCCCGGCGCCGATTCCTTGTAAAGATTCCCGGCGCCATCCATGGCCAGCGTGCGCAGTACGCCGCTGAGCGTCGCAAACGTCTTCAAGTAATTCACGGTCGGATTTCCCGCCAGCGGCCCGAACAGCGTCTGCAATCCCGGCCGCGTCGTCACGCCCCCATTGGCGAAAAAGACGTCCTGGCAATCCGGCGACACCCCATGCGGCAGATCCGCGGGTGACATGTCGCTGACCAGCCCGCCAAAAATCTCAATCGGTGCATCCAATGATCCTATCGTCGACATATGTTCTTCTTTTGGAGTGCGGTCCCGCGACTGCGAGGCCGCTTTTGCGGTCTAAAATCCTGCTACGTACTTCATTGCTTCACGGTCTCTCGCGTCATGGCCGGTCTTTGCTCTGTCCGGGTCGGGCCCCCTTTGCTAGGCGAGCCGCCAACGTGACCACACCTCAACCCTACCCCTCGCTACGATCTTCGCTCTTCGTAGCGACGCTCGGGCCCTGCGGGGGCGCACCACGTCCGCGCCCCTCACCCCGCTCGGCAACCTCTACCCGCCCAGCAATCCATCGCTTCGGGTAGTGGTACAGGTTGAGGATTTAGGTCGGAAGATCGGCAACGAAAATGTCGTAATGGTGCTAGCTAGGCCTTTGTGGGCCAGAATACACAGCGTCAAAAATGAGTGGGACTAAGCTGAACTGCTTTGAGAAGGCAGAAGAGCACTGCTACTGGTTCTTGGGTGCCATGAAACCAGTGCTGGTTATAAAATCCTCCCTCATGATGGGACTGCCAGTAAATGAGGGCTGGACGTCCAACGTGGTCACAGGCTGAACCTTAGAAGGACTGGCAATGAGGTTGACCTCTGGAGCGCCGATATCCACGGCAGGCACCTCGGTAGGGTTGAGAGGGTTTTTCTTTGTCATTTCTCTTCTTCCCAGCGTTGCCATAGGACCTCCTGTCTAATCGCATCTTGCAGACTGCCAGCGAGATTCGCAGTCGTCCGCTCGATTCTGAGGTCAGTTTTGAAGACATCAGCACGCGCAGCCGACTCTATGTAGGCCCCCAAAATGGGGTCCAATTTCACCTTTCCTGGGGCAGCGGGAGCCCCACTAACAAAGGGTATCATTGCCGCGGCAAGCTTTACAAACTGATCTTCTTTAACCGCACCCAAAGTTATACCGGCCTCTGCAAGTGCGTGCATTTGTTGGACTAATTGCGCTGTCGAGAGATGGGTCGGCCCAGGGACAGGGCCCGACTTGAGTTCCAGTTCTCGAAGAGCGTTGAATGGTTCCTTCAGCTTCAAATCCTCTTCATACTCACGGTATAATTCCCACATCAGCGATTCAACTTCGTCAGTTGGCGCTTCGACCTTGAGCTTAAGGTCGTTTTTTGCCTCTTCCCGGTTTATGGGATGCCCATGGTAAAACAGGTTCGATTTTAAGTTGTCGATCAGCTGCTCAATCTCATGTTCCTCCGATTCAGCCATGTGCAGTCTAAGAAGCTTCCGCGCCATTAGTCGGGATTGATTATGGTGTCTCTGAACGTTTCCTATCGCCAGCGGATGAATCTTCTCTGTGAGCGCGACAAGGGCTTGAACCAGCTCGTCTTCATGGGTTATTCCAACGTCTTCCTTCACCAACTTGAAGAATGCGGTCACATCCTCAACGCTGATTGGAGCAAGCTGTCCCGGGGCCAGCGGATGGGGCGGATTAAAAATGTTGGCCACCGAAGGGTCTATCGGACCCAAACAACCCATCTTGTGCATTACAATCTTGTTCGCACCGAGCGCAATGAGGGTCGCAGCACTGAATGCATGCGAAGGGACGAGAACGGAAACGTCCTTCGCGTACTGCCGAATTAAGCTTACGATGCGCCAAGGGACTGTGCCAGAGCCACCGTTGCTGTAAATAAAGAGGTCCACCCCCTTCTGTGCCAGTTGCCGACCTGCCTCCAGGTGGTCGTACATAATTCTGAAGGCATCATCGGCGATTTTAATTTCATGGCCAGGGCGAGTAGACGTAACGTAGGTAACTAACAGACGGTGTTCCCTAGCGACCTGCAGCTTTTCGATTAGACTCTTGCGAGTGGCTCGCGACATGTGCGGATCTCCGAGTGCGTACTATATCCGAAAATGCCTTACGCAGCAATCCTAGTACCCATACTCAACAAATAAGTAATTTCCTTAATTGTCAAGGCGTGGTCAGACATCCCTACTGCCATCGTGGGAGTCACGCGCCGTGTAGAATTTTAGATTAAACCACCACCCCTTCCTGATATCTGATCGCTGACATCTGTTGTCCTGAAGTTGCTTCTCAGGCGTGCCCGGTGCACGTTTCATTTTTCGGGCGGCGATCCTTCGCCGCCCTGTTTATTTTGCATTTCCCTTTTCTCTCATCTTCCCCAAATCCAGCGTTGTCTCCGCCTCTCTCGGCACCAATCCAAACTCCGCCGCCTTCGCCCTGTTTAGAATCGCCCGGCAGGAGCGGCACACGGCCACGCCGGCCTTGATCTTCTCGCCGCAAGCAGGGCATTCCGCCTGGGGCTTTGGGTCATACAGCCACGGCTTGTCCAACTTCAATTCCCGCGCCGCGCGCCTCTCCAAGTCCGTGATGAACATCGGATTGTGCGAACGCTCCCACTCCAGGTCCGCCGCCTCCACCAATCGCCGGTGAAACGCATCCAGCTTCCTGTGCGCCTCCGCCAGTTCCGCTTCCGTCGGCACCGGCCCGGCCGCCACAAACACGCCGTGAAAACTCCCTTCGCCGGAATCGCCATTGAGCTCCCGCACCAGATCATCCGCAATCTCCCGCGCGGAAATCGGGAATTCCATGGTGCGCTTGTCCCCCAGGTCCATGATGCCCTTGCAGCCATGAATGGGAGTGACCGCGAATGCCTCGCCGGGCTCCGGCGCGCGGATCTCCAGCGAGCCAAAATAGGTGCGGTGGCGCGGCGGCCACTTTTGCGTGGAGATATTCACCAACGCAACGACATCGTTCTGCGTGTTCATGTTTTCCTCATGTTGTTTTCTTGAACCTGAAATCCGAAGTTGACCCAACGCGCACAAGCGCACCTTCTTTTATTTCAATCGATTGCCCTAGGAGAATCCAACTTCACCCAAGTTGGATTTTATCTCCTCATCCACGTCCCAAAATCTGTCATTCCGACCGGAGGGACGGCGCTTTTGGCCGTCCCGGAGCGGAGGAATCCCTCTTAAACTTCGGAATTCAAGTTGAATTCTGGTGCCAAGGGATGATGGGGTGTATTGCGTTCCGCAAAGCCTGCTTCTACTGCATGCGATACTGGATGCTCACATTCGCGTCGGCGGGTGACGTTGTACAACCCGCCGCGGCTGTCTGCACGCTCAACGTCAACGCCGTTCCCGCCGCGTAGTTCTGCGCAATGACGCCGGAATCGTTCGCCGCACCGGAGATCGTTAAGTTGACGGGTGATGTGCCGTCCGTCAGACGCACCACCGCGTTCGTCGTGCACCCCGCCGGCGCCGTCTTCGCTTGCACCTGCACACGGGTTACCGTGACACCCTTATCCGGGGTCCACGTCGCGCCCGTCCACGTCGCAGTTAACGCACCGGGAAGGAAGATGTTTTGTTCGCCGCGAGGAGCAGCCGTGAGGGCTTCACTTCCCAGATGAAGTTTGTACGTGGAGAGCCCTCCCGCGGAAACGAGCGAAGCCCCGGCTTGGTTTGAGTAGGGTGTGTTGGAGCTGCACCTGAACTGGTAGTTGTCCACGACCGTGCCGCCGGGCACAGCCACCTGCGGCATGCTACAACCTGCGTCATTCGGGTTAATCAGTCCACTGTCGCGGTACAGGTTCAGGCCAACCGCACCCGTAGGGAAGGTTGCCGGGGCTGTCACAGTGATGGTTTGATTGCCGGAAGTCGTGGTCCCCGTAATTGCCGGTCCGACCAGCGTTTCATTTCCATCCGCGTCCACTGCCGAGAACTGGTAGGAGTGCACCCCCACTGGAACTCCGCCGCCCCCGCTCACCACCGCGCTTTGTGGCGCTGCGGGAATACCCATTTGATAAGCGACGTGCGAGGTGTTTTGCAGGCGCGTGTTCCAGTTCAACTGGTCGCTGAATGAGGAAGTGTTATAAGCCACGATTCCGTTGTTTGCGCCGAGATAGGAACAGGGTGCCCCATAAACTTGCAGGCCGTTATAGTTTGTGCTGGTGCCCACCTCGAAGAGTGGCTGATATCCCGTCGCGCAGGCTGCGTTGGTAACGACTATACCCACGTTGCCTGCCACGTTCGTCAGGTCAATCGGGGGAGTGGACTGCCCGCCAATCAAGTCCGCGTAGCTGAAGTTGTACACGTTGATGTTGAATATGCCGTAGTTGGGATTGTTGACACGAATGGCCGGGATGTAGCCACCCTCCACGAGGAGTTCCGTGAACGCCCAGTGATTCCACGCGCTGCTCAACACGCCGCAGCCGTCCACCAGAAGTCCTCCATAAATGGAGGTCAGGTAGGTGTAACCAATAGCTGGCAATATAGGAGAAGTCTGCCCCGTGCCGCAGTTGGTGGTAAACAGCGCCGCAGTTGGCGAACTAAAGTCGTTCGCACTGGTCTGCCAGACGCCGCGTGTCCAGAATCGCCCGAAACCCGACTTGGCTACATAGACGTTGGAGTTTCCGTTCGTGTTGGTAAGGTACACGTCGTCGTACCGGAAGTCGGTCGGCCCATCGCCGTTCGAGGCCTCGTCCTCGTAGAGACAGGTCTGGTAAGGCTGAGCGCATGTGACATTGAGGTTGGCCATGAAATCGTTCGTGGAAGCCTGCCCGTTGATGTAGATCATCGGGTAGGCAAAACCCGTAACCTGCGTTCTGGCCGCCTCCCAGTAGCCTGAACCAGCCGAAGTAGTTCCGCCCGGACCCCCACGCAACGTCATACCGTGACCAAGTTGTATGGGCGCGTTCAGCCAAAGCGGACCCTCGAAATCAAACTCTCCTCCGCAACCGGCATTTCCTGCGGGCAGTCCACCGGCGAAGGTGTGAAAAGAGGAAAGCGGCGCGTAGCTACCAGCTCCGGCGCCCGGCTCCGAAGGCGCGTAGAATATCGCCCCACCCGTGTTTGCCGGAATCGAAGCGCATGCTGCCACGATGGCTGGCCAGTTGTCGTGCACAACTTTCACGCCAGAAACCGCGTTGCTGGAGGAAGCCGCGAGCGTGAGTGTCGTCGTTCCTCCGCCAGATACGATGCTGGTAGAGAGCCAGCCGTTCGAGGTCGCTGTAGGAGCCGTCTGCGAAGCGTCGCCGTTGTCGATGTTCGTGGCCAAGGCTCCAAGTCCGCGGTCAAGGAAGTAGCTGTCCTGACCCGTCGCCACGCCCACGAGATTGTAGTTGGCCGCGTTGGCGGGCAGCGCGCAAGACCCTCCCGTGCAGCGATAGATGAGATGCTTCAGGACGGTGTACGCTGTCGGCGCATTCCATTTCACCGCCACCTGCCCAGCTACGCGAAGGTTGCCGCTTGTTACCGTTCCGCTGGCATCGTTCACGCCGTATTGGTTATAGGTGATGTTGGTGCCGGAGGCCGAAGTCGTGGTAAACGCGCCCTCGAAACCGGACTGGCCCGTAGTCCCGCTCTGCACTTCAATCTGTGAACCGGAAATGATGCTGTTCGCGGCGGTGATGGTCACTACGCCCGAAGCCCGCGCTCCCGCAGTGATGGTGTACGTCTGAATCCCAAGTGTCGCTACCGCATTCGCCACGCTTCCCGCCGCGCTGCATGCGGTTTTGCCGTTCTGATAGTCCTCGTCCACCACGCAGTAATAGTAGGTGGTCGAGCCGGTCGCCCCCACCGCCGCTGCCGTTACGCCCGTAGGCGTCGAAATCGTTGGCGTCGGCCCCGCTCCCAGCACCACAAGCCCCTGCCCATTGGCGAAATCCAGCGCGCTCGCCAGCGTCAGCGTCGAGGACGATGCCAACATGGTGCCCGTGGTTCCGTTGCGGTAATACGTCGGGCTCATGTACCACCCATACCGCGACAAGTCGTACCAAGGATTCGGCCCCTTGGTGTGGAAGTCCGCGTCAATATTCTGTGGCGCCGTGAACGTGTTCGGCGTATTTGTCTGCGCTCCGGTACCGCTCGCAATCGGGCCCACTTCCACGCCGGTGTCATCTTTGTAATACAGCCGCTTGTCCGCCGTCTTCGTGTAGAAGTTCACGGAGCCCGCGCCCGGCGTGCCTGGCGCCGTGCTCTGATTCGTGAGGCTCAACGTGCTGCTCGCCAGGTTTCCCACCACCGACGTGCTGCCATTCACCGTCAGGTTGCCGCTAAGGCTCAAGGTAAACGCGTTGATCGCGCCCGTGGAAGAAATGCTGCTGAACGTTGGCGAAGAGGGATCGCTCGGCAGAATCACATTCGGCAATTGCTTCGTGGTGATCCCGGGGCCGGAGATCTCGATCTCATACTTCCCCGGCACGGCGTAAAAGCTGTAATTCCCCATGCCATCCGTGACCGTGGGATTAGCTAGCGCCTGGGTCAGCCCCGGATCGGAGTAAATCAGCGCGAGCGGCGTACACGGCTGCCCGCTCGCCGGCATCGCGCACACCCGCACCCCTGCACCGGCCAGCGGTACCCCGCGCGTGTTGAACACGATGTCGTCTTTGCGCGACCCCTGCCCCTGCGCCGGTCCCACCACTCCCGGCCACAAGTGCAGCGCCACCGCCAATATCGCCCACAAAATTCCCATACTGACTTTTGATCGTATCATGTGCTTCGCAGTCCTGTAGCTCAGGCCTTCAGGCCTGAGGTTTTTCTCTTGTCATTCCGCGGTGACGAATCCGGTTTCAGTGCTTGCCTCAAGCTCACATTCTAAATGCGGCTAGCAGAATCGCTTCCTGATCGCTGATATCTGATCGCTGATATCCCGTTTACAACAGCTTCCTCGCTGTGATTGAGAGCTGCACAATGTCCGTCGTCACGCTGGCCGGATACGCTCCCGCCGTGATCTCTGTCCCGCCTCCAACGAACGCTTTCAACTTCCAGTTATTCAACGCCGTGCCCTGCACCGGAATGTAATACCCGCTGTTGCCGTTCTGGCTCTCAGCAAACACCTGCACGATCGTGTCCGACGGCAGCTTGTCCGCCACTTGCGTGAAGTCCAGCGTGTCTCCGCCCGTGGGATAATTTCCCGTGAATGCCAGTGTCGCCACCGCGTACACAAAATTGCTCGCACTCGAGTCCACATTCAACGGACCCAAAGAAATCGTAATCGCCATCCCCTCACCCCTCTCCTGGCTCAAAAGCCTCTTGCTGAAAACTCTTTACTTAAAACTTAAAACTGCGAACTGAAAACTGCCTCAAAACGGCGTATACCCGCTCCTCGCCGAAAACGGCCGCCGCCTCCGGCTGCTCTGCTGCTCTCGGCGCACTGCCGCCACGACCAAGTCCTCGATCGCGTCGCTCGCGGCATCGTCCCACTTCTCCGCCAGCGGGCTGCCCCTCGCCCATCCCGCCAGCGCCGCCGTGGCATACGCCAGCGCTTCCTGGGCATTGCGCACCAGTACCGGTGAAGTCGCATCCGTGAAATCGGGATACGCTTTCAAGTAGCGCAGCCGGATCTGCGTGTCCTGCGTCGCCCCGATGAACCACAACCCGTCGGCGCGCCATTCCCACACGCTCAGCGTGACGTCCTGCACGCGCGAAGGCAGCCCGCCGTGTGTGGTCAGGTCCACCATCTCGTCAAATTCTTGTGCTGAACCGTTGGGTCTCTCCCACAACTTCAGCGGCACCAGCAGGTCCGTCGGCAGTTGATTCGGCGGCGCGCTGGCATCGCTGATCGACACCTGCAGCGACGCATCCTGTCCCGTCACTGCGGCCACCACCAGCAACGCATCATCTTGAATGAATCCACCGCCGCCGGCATTCCCAATCGCTCGCTGCACCTTGCGATAAGCCGAATTCAGATATGGCAGGAGCAAGGTATCCGTGAACAGGTTCCCCTGTGCATCATTCAGCAGCGACCTCACCAGCGACGTTATCTGTCCCGCCGTGTTATACGCACTCGATCCCACTACTGGCATAGTTTTGTTCCTCTACGGGATTTCCTCCCGCTCAACTCGGTCTTCTTTGTTTTTCCCTCTTGCGCCACCTTACTCATGATCTTGAGGGTGCCCCATCCTTCGCGTTTTTGGCGAAGGGTGGGCTCTTACGTTCTAGCGCCGCGGATTGCTTGCTCTTCGCTTCTTGATAACTGATATCTGATCGCTGATATCCGCCTACTGCCAGCGCAACCCGTGCCTCACTACTCTTCCGGCAACGGCGACTTCTGCAGATACGCCGCCACGCCGATCACCGCGTTGATCAACGCCGCAGCCGCTCCAATCCTGACTGTCGCTCCCATCCCCGCCTGCAAATTAAAATGTGCTGGATCGATGCCCACCGCCGCCAGCCCGGTCAGTACGCCGCCCGCAGCTCCGCTGATTCCCGCCGCGACAATTCCCCTGAGCCAAATCTGAAATCGCGTCATAGACACACCCGTAGCAATCCACAGAATTTCCTGTCTGCGTCTCTTATGTGCAGGGCCCGTCCTTCTCAGACGGCCGTCTTTCTCTTCGCTTCCTGATCTCTGATCGCTGACATCTGATCGCCGAAAACTGATATCTTCAGCCTCAGGCCTGAAACCTACGCCACGGTCACAAACGGCGCCCCGTGCAGCGCCGGCGCCGCATCGTCCATCAACGTGTACGCCCACTCCTCGTATTCCCGCTCTTCCCGCGCCGCTCTCTCGTACAACATCCCGCGCTGCTTCGCCTTCGGGAAACGCCTCGCCCACTCGATCGCCCGCGCCACGTGCTCCACAAGCGTCGGTGTCAACTGCACAAACTCGCCCTTCGGACCTTGCAGCGTAAAACAATGCTCGTATTCGCCCCGCTCTGGATACGGGCCAAGCGCGGGCACACTCACTCCATTCGCAGTGTCCACCGTCTTCGCGTACCACTCCCGCGGCGGTCCATACGTTTCCGGAGGCACCCAGCGTTCCACGTGCCAACGGTTCACCTGCGGATACTTCGGCTCCAGTCGCAATTCCACCACTTCCCGCACCAGATCCCCGTGTGTGTCGCGGTCCTCAAACTTCCCGCCAATCCACGCCAACCTGTTCCAGCCCCAAATCACGCGATAATTGGCCTCGCCAAACCGATTCCGCCCGCCCGCCATTTCTAATCGCCGCGCCACCTCTCCCGGCGTCTCATGTATTTCTCGAACGAACTCGATCATGTTATATATCGCTCTTGAACAAGAAGAAACAGACGCCCCAACAAAGATGGGCACGCAAGAATCGTCCGAAACTCAGGGCCGCCTGCCGCCGCTGGCGCGCCCGCCACCCGGAAAAGCAAAAAGCCGCCACGTATAAATGGAGAGTAAGACATCTGAAGAAGTGGAATGCCTACCAGCGAAAATGGCGCCGAAGAAACCGCGAACGAACAAATCCAATCCTGCGCGCCAAACGCAAACTCCTTGGCGATGCGTACAACGCGAAGCGCCGGGATTATCGCCGCCGCAATCTCAACAAACTGCGCAAAGCGGCACGAAGATACTACTGGAAGAACTGGCAAAAAAGGCGTGTCGAACATCACGCTGCTGTCGCCAAGCGTAAGGGCGCGCCAGGAAAATATACGCAACAGGAATGGCTACGGCTCTTAGCCCAGTATCGCTATCGTTGCGCATATTGCAATCGAAAGCTGACACGCAAATCGGCTTCGGCTGATCATGTGCTCCCGTTGAGCAGGGGAGGCACAAACTGGATCGCGAACATCGTCCCAGCGTGTCTCCCATGCAATCAACGAAAGAACTTCCTTACCGCCCAGGAATATCTGAAGCGCCTAAGGAAGGAGCTCAGACGCTAGTAACCCGACGGTCTCGCAAGGGTGTCAATGTAAGCTCCAGAGCGAGGGCTGTCGTTCCAGATCTGCATGGCCAGATCAAAATAAAAAATATAGCTCGCTGCAAGTCCGCCGCTGGCCCCGTAAATCGGAAACACCGTGTTGCCATTGACCTCGTAGAAATCAATGTCCTTCAACACGGCGCGGCCCCAGTGCGCCAAATCCAGGAAATCCACGCGCGTTTGGTCCGCGTTTACGCTGGACTTGATCGGAATCCCGCTCATAGTCTTCCTGCCGGTGAACAGCAGATCCAGGTCGTTTCCGTTTCCGCTGCCGCCTTCCTTGATGATGGAACTCACCGTGATGCCCAGATTTTCCCAGGCATGCTCCTGCTCGACCGCCATGTACGCGATCAGCTTGCTCAGGTGGTTGATGCCCAACGCCTTGCGCACCTTGTTGATCGCCAGCCGCACGTTGGCCGGCGTCAGTGCCGCGTTACCCGCGTTCACGCGCGGCGTCGCCAGTTGCACCGGATAGGTCGCGCGGTTCAAGTTGAGCCACGTGCCCGTCGTCGCGTTGTTCTGGTGATACTTGATCCCGAACAACGACACCGGCGAAGCGCCGCTCAACCCGTCATGCACGATCACGTCCGTCGCCACAGTACCGCTGGGAGCGGCGTCCACCGTGATGGTTTGCGTCGGGCTGATGGGATCGGCCGCCACCACGTTGCATGTGCCGCGGTTCGTCGTTAACGTCGTGTCGTACACCTGAATCGTCTGACCTGCGTACACCAATGCCGCGCCATTCGGCACGCTCATTGTCAACACGTTGCTGGCAACGGAACTGATCGTTCCCAGAACCCCGTTCCCCGCCGTCTGGATCAGCTTGTCCAGGAACGAGCGAAACTGCTTCATTCCGTTGGCCACTTCACGCTTGGCCGCGTTTTCAATCGCCCGTTCCCTTCCCGTCGTCGCGTATTCCACCAGCTTCGTGATTTCAATCGCGAAGCGGAAGAAAATCGGCGACACCTGCGCGACGTCGTAGGCGGTTCCCGAGCCGCGGCCCAGGTCGCCTCCGTCCGCGTTGTACGACCCGGCCTTCCCACCGGGATTGACCTGCAACGGCAGGCGCAGGTTTCGTGAAGAAATCTTCTCCACGTCCCCGCGCTGCTGGATCATCGTCAAAAGAATGTCGTCGCGCTCATACAGCAAAGGTACCTTGTCGCGCACCTTCTCGAGCTGCAACGCGATGACATTCGCGTTTTGCTGTGCTGGCATTGTTGTTTCTCCTTAGATGTGCTGCCCCGCTTCAGAAGGGCAGGCAGGCGTCTTGCGAGAAGGCGCCAAAACTGTTTTGTAATGCACTGCAAATGCAGGGGTCGAGTATTGCTCGACCACATCCCGGCAACCCGTATCGTTCCCCGTCATTCCGAACGCAGTCCGCGAAGTGAGGTATGGTTTTCCATCGCACGCCCCTCGTGCGATGAATCCCTCTCGGGTTTTCCTTCTAACGCCGCTCTACCCCTGAACTTGAGGGTGCCCCATCCTTCGCGCCGTTCGCGCAGGGTGGGTTCTTACGATCGAACGCCAAAATCTCTCTTCTCTCCGGTTTTTCGTTCAGGTTCTTCTTTAGGGGGTCGGACCTTCAGGTCCGACATTAGGAACCTTGCGCATGGGGCTTCAGCCCCCGAGGAAGCTCTTGGCCATCTCCACTTTCTCTGAGGCCCTCTGTTCCTTTTGCGTTGGACTCTTTCTACAGTTCCAAAATCTGTTCGTCGCTCAACTTTCCGTAATCCACCCGCCCTCGATTCGCCGTTCTCACAGAAGCGCGTGGTTCCGATCTCTCGGTCCGTCCGGAACTCTGCCCGTTCTTCCCAGTCTGCGGCGTGGGCTTCGCAGCGGTTTCTCTCCCCGCCCGCGAATCACCAATCCCCTCTTCCGCCGCTCGGCTCTTCCCTCTTGTGCCGAGCGTCGCCGCAGTCCAACTCCCCACCACCCGCTTCACCGCTCCCGGCACCAACTGCTGTGCCCGCGCATCAATCACTCGCACCACCTGAGCCCTCGTGGCATCGTCAAACCGCCGCGCCCCCAAAATCTTTGCCACCTGCTCGCCCAGTTGCGCGTCGCTCTTTAGAGCCGCTTCCACATCCTCGCGCACCGCCGCGCCCAATCGTTCCTGCAAAGGTGTTCCCTGCGAAGCCGCATCTCGCCCCGCTCGATCCAGGCTCCTCAAATTGGGCAGTGCCTGTTCCATTGCTCGCGCAATCGCCCCGCCCACGCTCTTCTCCAAGTCCGCATTCGTCGCCTTCTCAAATCCCACATAAGCCGCTGCCACTTCCGGCGCAATGACCTCGTTCCGCTGCGCAACTCTCCCGCCCGCGCTCTCCCGTGTTAACTGTGAGTTGTCATCCCGAGCGCTGTAGCTCAGGCCTTCAGGCCTGAGGGACCTGCTTTTGACTTCCTGGTCGCCGGTCGCTGGTCGCTGGTCACTGCCTTTCCCTCTTTCCTCCAGCAACCTCATCCCCGCCGCCACCATCTCTCGAAACGCGCCGGGATCCTGCTCCATCAATCTCTGCGCCAATTGCAACCGCGCTGCGCTCAACGCCTCCGCCGGCTTCCCCGCCGCGCCGAAATACGCTCCATCAAACTCCTCCAACTGCCGCGCGCGTTCCGCCGCCGATTTCGCCTCGTTCACTCCGCCGGGATAAAGCTCCTTCAGCGCCCGCGCCTCGGCAGGCGTCGCAATCGCCTCGCGATAAGCCGCCGCCTCCTGCCTCGCCTGCACCGCGCCTTCCCACAACTCCTTCGCCTCTTCCCCATGCCAGGGATCGCGCATCCTCTCCGCCAGCCATTGCGGCGGCGCCTGTGGCACAGACACTCCTGCTTGCCCTGATCCTTGAAGGGTCTGTGCCGGCATCGCACTCGCTTTCCCTGGTTCCGCAATTCCTTGCCGCGTCGAGTCCCCAGTCGCAGTCTTGCCGTCCGCAACGCCTTCCCCCGCGCCACGTTCCACGCTCGTTCCGGCATCTTCCAGTAGTTGCTCGTCCGTCAGCGACGAGCCACTCACTTGCCCTGAGCCTCGAGGGGCCACTTCTCCCTCCGGCTCTATTTCCAGGATCTGCTCATCCGTCAGCGCAAACACTTCCCGCCCCGCGCCTTGCGCGCTGCTTTGTGTCGCAATCGTTTCCATCCCACTCTCCGTGCTCGCTCCCACGTCCGATGTAGGGGCGCAGCACTGCTGCGCCCCGTCTCGGCAAGATCACATCCAACTGGCGCTTATTGCGGTCACCTTGCTACGCCAAATTCTTCTTAGGCCTTCGATACGGCTTGCGTCTGCATCGCACGCAAATGCGCTTCCGCGTGCGCCCGCACATTCGCGAAGCCTGCGGGATTCGTCATTTTCGCCGATTGCCCGGCCTCTGAATTCGCCCAGCGCTTGCACTCCTCGAACTCCACCGCATGATCATCCAGCAACACATCCACGGCCACCGAAGGCAACACAACGCTAGCTGGCCCTGCCTCCTGGTCGCTGGTCGCTGATCGCTGATCGCCAATTCCCACCACAATCGGCGCGCTTCCCAGCAACACCTGGATCTCTCGCAACTGCTTATTCCGCGAGTCCTCCCCCGGAATCACCAGCTCCGTCAACCCCAGCACATTCTTGATGTAGCCAAGATTTGCCGGCTCCGCCAGCGCCTCTTGAATCAACGGATCTTTCAGCCCAAACAACTGCTGCAGCACGCCGCGCTGCTGCGACTTCAGCCGCGGAAACGTTTCATCCGCCTCCGGATGCACGCAGATATTCCCTTTCAAGTCGCCCACGCGAATCATCCGCGCGTCCAGCGTCCCATCCGGACCCAGCAGCGGCACATCCACGTCTTCGGGCCGGTTCTTCCGGAAGCAGTCCACTCCCAGCAGCATCACTTCGCCATAAAACTGTTTCAGCCGCCGCCACACCAATCCCAATCGCCCCATCGCCTGGTCGCGCGCCATCGCATAGCCGCTCGCCGTCTTCACGTCCTCCATGTTTCCGCCGAACACCGCGGGAAACAACCCCGTCAAGAATTGCGACACCGGCCCAATCAAATCCTGCTGGTGGCGAATCATGTCCGGAGGCACCTGCGCCGCCGCAGGCTGGAAGAATCCCGCCGCCAAAGGCTGGCCTGGGCGCGCGCGTGCCGGAAAGTGCGCCGCCGGCTCCGCCACTTGGTTCGCCAAAGCGTCAAAGTCCAACACCTGCGGATCGGCGTAGATCGGCGGAATGCCGTACTCATACGTCTCCGCCTGCATGTTGCTCAACGTGTTGTAGCGTTCCTGCACCTGCACCAGCGAATCGCCCACGCTCGGCCGGTTCTGCCCGTCCCCTGGCAGCGCGTGCAGCACCCGCCAGTGATCGTCCATACTTTCGTTGCGCGCCTCGCAGTACACATCGCCCGCAAAGCCCACGTAGCAGCCATCCGGGAAAAGCGCCAGCAGTTCGTTCCGCACCTCTTCATTCTCAATCCCGTAAAACGCCCACGGCCGCAGCCACGTCCGGTCAAACGTGATCAGGTTCATCAGCGCGTCGCCAGGATGAATCGACGGCAACCCCTGCTCCACGCTCAACCGCGACACGCGCGCGTACACATCTTCCGGTCCCTGCGATGGCGCTGCCTCGATTTTTCCCGCCGCCAGCGGATACGCCGCCTTCAATTTCGCGCGATGCACTTCCGCCTGCCATTGCAGGTACGGATACTCGTGCATTTCATTCGCCCAAACCGGCGTATTCAGCTCCAGCCCGCCGGCAATCGAAATCACTTCCTGGCCATTCGCCACGCGCCGCGTCTCCACCACCCGTGGCACCGTCACCCGCTCCGCCCTCTTCAGATCCTTCTCGCCCAACTCCGCCCCACACCCCGGGCACGTATAGCTCACCCCTTCAGGGGTGCGGCCTTCCCCAGCCTCAGCACTCAACCGTCCGTCATCCTCGCCAAGCCCATAATTGTCATCCCGACCGGAGAGCCGCGCCTTTGGCGGCTCGGAGTGGAGGGATCGGGGCAAGCTCTCCGCGTCTTGCGTGGCTTCCTGGTCGCCGGTCGCCGGTCGCGGGTCACCGTCCTTTTCTCCCCCGAACGGAGTCTCCTTCCCGCACTCCGGGCAAACCCACACATCCTCCCCCAACGGAATCTCCACCGCCGCCAAAATCTCTTCTTCCCGAAACCCGAACCGCTGCCCATCCTTCACGTACCGCACGTACGCGCCCAGCTTCCCATCCGTCCACAGAAAATACCCGATCGACGTCAGCAAATGCTCCACATGATTATTTCGCTCGACCAGTTCCGCCACGTCGCTCGCCGCGCGCGCCGCGGCAATATCCACCAGCGATTGCGCCGATTGCGGATAAAACCGCACGCTCGGCACATCCTGTGAAAGTACCGCCACAAACGACAGTCCAAACCCCTGATAAAAATTCGTCACAAACTGGTACCGCGGCATCTCTTCCAGCGCGCGGTCGTCATTGAACTTCTGCTCAAACGGCAAGTGCCAGTTCATGTCATTCGGGTTCCACCACGCATACTGCAACCCTTGCCAGAAAAGCCGCGCCTGGCGGATCCGCCGAATCTCGTGTCGCCGCGCCGTCACGCCCTCTTGCCGGTATTGCCGCACCAACTCCCGCAGCGCGTTCACCAGTTCCGGCCGCTCTTCCTCCAACTGCTCAAAGTTTGGCCCAAGGTCCATTCCCTGGCTCACCCGACTCTGCAACCCGTCATTCCGAACGGAGTCCGCGAAGCGCGGGTTTTGCGCCCCGTACGCTTCGTCGGGGCGAGGAATCCCTCCGAACCTCGCCCCAGCGTCACCCGCCCCCGCATTCCCATCCGCCGGCGCCGTCATTCCCGCTTCCCAATCTGTCATCGCGTTGTCCATGCCGTCTCTCATGATTTCTTCTCTGTGCCCGTGGCACAGACACTCTTGTCTGTGCTCTTGGGTTTTCTTCTCTGCGAACTCTGCGCTCTCTGTGTCCTCTGCGTTAGTTCTTCGCTTTGAATCTTCGCTATCCCCGCCCCGTCACCCCTTCATTGCGTCCTGTTCCCTCTTCATCTGCCGGGTGCCCCAGGCACGGAGTGTGTGCCTGGGTCTTGGGTTTTTCTTCTCCGAAACTGAAAACTTATAACTGAATACTGCCAACTTCGCTCATCACCCCTTCATCGCGTCCAATTCATTCTTCCTCTGCATCTGTTGCCACGACCTCTTCCGCAATCTCGGCAACTCCACCGGCTTCACCGGCTCCGCAAACTCCACCGGCGGAAATCCCGCCGTCCCCAGCAGCGAATTCAGCAGCGCCCGGTTCTCTCCCCGCAGTCGCGCCACTTCCTCCTCCAGCATCCCCACGTATCTCGTCTTAAAGAATCTTTTCACGAACTCCCACATCGCCCCACCCTTCGCGCTTCCCTCTCGCTTTCACCAATTCCACCGCCGCCGCGGCAACCGCTGCGGCCCAAACTGCTTCCGCGCTTCCGCCTCCAACCTCTGAAACTGAATCGCCCGCGAAGTCGCATCTTCCGCCGTCACCTGCCGCGCGATCTGTTCGCCCAGCGGCATTCCTGGAATGAATCGCACTTGAGAATAAAGGGGCGGAGCCTGCCCCGCCCCGGGTCCGCCTCTGGCGGTTGCCCCAACACCGGCGTATCTTGCGCCGGGAACCATTCCATACCGCGCCGCATCGGCCGGATCGTCGCCTTCCACCTTGCGCACATCCTCGACCCGCCGGTTGTCCCGTACCAGTTGCGGCAAGCACTCGATCAACTTCCCGCAATTCTCCGTGATCACCCAGGCGTCCTGCTCCAGCAGTTGATACATCAATTGCCATCCGCCAATCCGGTCGTCATCCGCCTGGGAAGGCCGCGGCAATCCATTCGCCGCCAGCACTTCTCCCAGTTGCTCCGCAATCGAAGCCTCGCTGGTGCGGTGCGCAAAGGCATCCGGCGAAAGGTAAATCTCCTGGATCTTCTCGTCCTTACAACGCTCGGCAATCGCCTGCCCCAGCATCCGCGGCGACAATCCGTTCTGCACAAACTCCCGGTACGTCACAATCCTTCCGGTCGCGCCCTCCCGCACTACGTCTGCTTGTGCGCCTGCCTCAAAACCGTCATCCCGCCGCCCCCCGTTTGTCATCCCGAGCGAAGCGAGGGATCTGCTTTTTTCTTCACTGGTCGCTGGTCGCTGGTAACTGGTCGCTGCTCTCGGCATCGCGCAATGCCAATACACCGCGCTCGGATGCTGGAATCCCCAGTCAATCGAAATCCACCGCGGCCACCACGACTGCATGCCGAGCTCTTCGGGCCGCGCCGTGTGTCGCCCAATTTCAAACAAGTCGAAGTACTGCCCCGCGAAAACGTCCCAGTCCCCGTCCAGAAACGCTTTCCGCAATTGTTCCGGCAGCGCCTCCAGCGTCTTCCGGTAATTCAGGTCGTTCGCATAAATCGGATTGTCTTCCATCCGTGCGCGTATGAAGTCGTAATCCTGCGGATCGTACTGCTCCGGCCTCTCGAATCCCGTCGGCGGTTGCTTGTCGACCCACAGCGCCTTCACCCACGCGTGCCCAATGTTCCCCGGGTTCGTCGCCCCCGCCATGCAGGGAAACGTTCCCGGAATCGGGCACCTGTTCCGCGAGGTCAGAAATTGCCACTGCTTCAGCGTGAAATGCGTCAGCTCATCGATCCCGATGAACAGAAACTCCGCGCCCTGGTACTGGTAAACATCATTCTCATCCCGGCAGTATCCGAACCGTATCGTCGAACCGTTGGTTAGGGTCACTAGATGTTTTGCTTCGTTGTAGCTGCGGTACTTGCGGCGCGGCACATCCCGTCGGAACTGCGCGATGAGCGAACTCTCCAGTTCCGGATACGTCCTCCTCAAGAGAAGTGAATCGCTTCCTGGATACTTTTTCGCTAGACGGATCGCTTCCTCGAGCAGCGCCCTTGTCTTTCCTGGCCCCGCCGCACCGCCGAATAGTCGGTATTTCGCCGTCGAGTCGTGGAACTCCTGCTGCCGCGGGAACGCTTCGTAGGATTTCTCCGATTCGCGCTGAATACTTTTCTTGTGCCGCCCCGCTCTCAGGCAGCCCGATATATGCACCGCCTTGCGACTATCTTCCCGTGTTCGCCTCTTCATTCCGCCTTTGCGCCAGTTCCCCACTTATCCGCATTCGTGTGCGTCGTCCTGTGGCACAGTCACTCCTGCTTGTCCTGAGCCTCGAAGGGGCTGTGCTCTTGGGTTCCCCGGGAACGCCGATCTCCCGATCGGCCTCTTGGGTCGCTCCCGGAACTCTCTTCAAGTCGAAGGTCCGCGCAAACGCTCACGCTCCGCGCAGTTTCTTCCCCACGAAAAACGCGCCAATCCCGCCGACCAATGAAGCTGCAGCTCCCCAATGATGCAGGCTCAACACCACTCCCAACACCACCGCAGCCACTCCCGCAATCTGTGCCACTTCCCCGATGAACACCACTTTTGCAGTCGTCATTTCTTTCTCCTTAGTCCCGTATCGCTCGCGGCGCGCAATCGGTCAACAGACCTGTCTCTGCCGCCACCGCGCGAGCATTCTTCCCGTATCTCATCTCCAGCAGCCGCTCCAACAAACTCTTCGACGACTTCTCGTCCGTTCCCCGCAATAAGATTTCCGTCAGCCGGATCAGGTCGATGTTGACGTTCACCGCATCCACAAACCCCACTCCGTCTTCCGGGAGTGGTACTCCTCCGTCCAGTTCGGCTCGCTCATCCCATAAACTTTCCACTGGACCGTTTCCGCCGACGTTCTCCGTCTTCGCCTTGCTCTTCCTCTTTTTCTTTTTGTCGGGAGTGCGCCTGGCCTCTTTCGCCTTCGTCTTAGCCGGGTCAGCGTCCGTCTTGTGGTCCGCAGCGTGTGCGGCGGAGGTATGCGCACTCCCGCCAGCGGTCAAGCCACGTCCGGCGTCTGACCCCGCCAGCTCTGTCAGCAAGTTGCAACTCGCCCGGCGATTCTGCCGACGCACTCCCCTGCGCGTCCGGGATCCCCCTTCGACGCGCACACTTCCGGAGAACGTATCCGTACCCCGGAAAGCCCTCATCGTGATCGTCTGTGGTTGCCCCATCACTTCCTCCGCCTCTTCCATTTGTCATCCCGACCGAAGCGGCCCGATTCTTCTTCCGCGCTGCATTCCAGCGCGTCGGGCCGCGTAGTGGAGGGATCGGGGCAACCTGTCTGCTACTTCCCATCACTGTTTTGCCTGTTCGTCAATCCAAGCCGCGTGCCGGGTGCCCCAGGCACGGAGTCTGTGCCCGTGTCTTGGGTTCCCCCCGGATACGTCTCCCAACGAAGTACTTGAGGGTGCCCCATCCTTCGCCCGCCTCCGGCGGGAAGGGTGGGTTCTTACGCTCTAACGTCACAGACTCTCTTCGCTTAACTCTTCTCTGTGAAATTTGTGCCCTTAGCGTCGGCGTTTACTCCGATCTGGCCGGGGCGGCTCCGCGTTATCTTTATCTTCTCTTCGCGGCCACTTCTCCGCCTCCACGTGCACTTCCTCATCCACCGCCTTCTCGTACACGATCGCCCCCAGCATCGCTCCAAAAATCGCGTCTCCATGCCGCCGGCAATATCCGGATCCCGTCTCCGCCCTTCGCATACAAGGAATCCAAGCCGTTCGCGACCCCGCGATCGCATAAAATGCCTTGCACTTTTTCATTGCAATCACGCGCCGCAGTTCGCGCAGCTTCTGCTAGCGGAACGCTGGCATCCCCAACCCCAACCTCGCCGCTCTTCCCCTTGGCGCAACACCGCCAGTTCCTCCGCCAGCCGGCGCGTTTACAAAATCGTCCATCGCCACCAACATCGCCAATCCCCGCGCGCCAAAATCATGATTCCACTCAATATCGTCCCAGCCCAGATTCGGCACCGGCGGCGGCGTGAACGGCAGCCTCTGCGGTTGCTCATCCTCCACAGGAAACGCCGCGAACCACCCAAATGCTCGCTGCCAATCGGTTTCGTCCCAGGCCCGCCCAGGCACGATCGGCGTCAACCCGGTCTCCGCCTCGCTCGTCGCTTGCGAGAACCGCGTCCCCGCAAACCGTTGCCACTCCACTTCATCAAACGCCGTGGGGGGGCGCCCCAACAGGATCCACCGTGCATCGAACTCCGCGTTGGCTTGCAATCCCGCGCGAAATTCGGTGGCCTTGTACCCACCCAACTCGTCGTAGAAGAATTCCGCTTCCGCAGGCAGCGGTGGGAGCAGCATTCTCCGCTCCTCCAAATCCAGCAGGCACCCCAGCACTTGCCGGTTTGCCGGCGCGGGCTGCACACTCACTTCGTTGTACAGCCCCGCCACCCATGTTGTTGTCGCCACGCGCTACTCGCTGAAAATGATCTTGAAGTTCACCGGCACCGATGTCCCCGTCGCCTGGCTATCCAGCACCACCAACCCGTTGACGGCGTTGTTCGCGCCGGAGATCCCGATGGCCTCGTCCACGGTGAACGCCGCCCACAATCCCGTTCCGCGCTGATTGAACGCCAACTGGATCGCCGGCACCGCATTCAGCACTCCGGTCCCCAGCGATGGCAGCGTCGACGCCAGCGAGGCTGCTGCCGGTGCATCGGGCACCAAAGGCGCCGCTGTCACCGCCGTTCCCGATGCATACGTCCCTAGCGATGTCAGTCGGTGCAAGCGCAGGCGAATCGCGTTGTCGGCGGGCGTTGCGTACGAACCTGCCTGCAGCTTCTGCACATACGCCCGCAATCCTGCGTTGGCGCTGGCCGTCTTCAAATCCGCCAGCAGCGTATCCGTGTTCGCCGTGGCGTTGGTATTCTGTTGCGAGGAAACCGCGTAATAAAATGGCACGTCAACTCTCCTTTGTTCGCTTCAATTCCAATTCCGGCAGCGGCATGCGTCCGTATCGCTCATCGCATGCGTCGCACACCACAATCACTTCACCCGGGGCCACGTGCGCGTAGCTTTCCATGCTCACCCACCCGTACGGCCGCCCGCAGATCGTGCAATAGGCCCGCTCCAGCGCCATCGTCGGGTGCGTCACCCTCCCCGCATATCCCTTCAGCCTCGAGTCCATCCCACTCATACCAAGCACCCCACGGCAATTTGTCATCCCGACCGGAGTGCCGCGGTTTGTGCGGCACGCAGTGGAGGGATCGTGGCAAAGCCTTAACTGGCACATTCACTCCCGATTGTGCCACTGGGTCTCTCTTCTCTATGCTCTCTGTGTTACCGTCCCTCTTGCCTTTCTGCTATCTAACGTCCCCGATCCCCGGTCGCGGGTCGTCTTCTGATCGCTGATAACTGATATCTGATAACCGTTATCCGCATCTCGCCAGCTCACTTGCGTCTGAAATACGCCCACGCCAGTGCAAAGTCCAACTCACTCCTCTTGGGCGCCTCGCCTTTCCAAGCGGCGAAAAATCTCTCCCGCGCCTCTTCCATCCTCCGGTCTCCATCCGGAATCTGCCCGCACCGGGGACAAAACGTCACGCAATCCTGCGCCGTCGCCGCTTGCTGCAATCCGTCATGCCGCAGGACATCCTCTACAGCCCGCGCCGCTTTCTCCCACACGTGCGTTTGCCGCATTCGCCAGAATTGCCAACAGAATCGTAGCCATTCCCTCACGTCACACTCCCTGCGCGTCAATCTCGCTGATGAACAGCACGCCCGTTCCGCTGCTGACAATCGCAGCCAGCGTCGTGTTGGTGTCGTCCGTGTAATGCAGGTAATCCAGCTTGGCCGCCGCCGGGTGGCTGTTCAACGTCGCCGTCACTCCCGTGGGCCCGAACTGGAAGAACAGATCCACGCTTCCCCACAACCGATAGTGCCGGCTCGGGTTGAGCTGCACCGACGCGCTCGTCACGCCCACATTGAGCGCGATTGGCGCGTTCAGATAGCGGCCGATCTGTACACTCCGGCCTTGTGAATCGCCCCGCAT